CTGATTGCATGGGAACGTATTTGTTTACGGATGAAGGCGATTACGAACACGTTGTTACAATTTCTGAAGCACGATGTAGCTTTCTTCTAACTACTGCATCCACAATGGCTCATGAAATGATCCACATGAGTCGTGCAGGAACAGTCACAGAAGCGTGGACTAAACACGATGCCACATTTAAACGCAGAGCAAAGCGAGTCGCTACAGAGCTGGGTTTTGACCCACTAGAGCTATAACTTCTTCGAGGAGTTCCTCTTCGCTCGTTTTAAAGGTGGACTCAAATTTTCGTCTACCCAATCCGTGAATACCAGTATTTGATCCTCGATGGTGGGCGGTACACAAACCAATGACAGGTGCTTGATTGCGAGGTATGTTACCTCGTCTAATATGGTGCAATTCGCATCCAACGTCTTGCGTTTCATATCCCAACCTTTTGCATAAGATGCAGCCAAGTCGTGCCACTTTTGCATAGTATTGCTTTTCTGCTTTAGTGGACACTTTTCGTGCTAGTCCAATCTTCTAACTCTTGCGCTGATTCTGTTATAGAACAAGCAATTAAATAGGCTTGTGAATATTTACCTTTGAGTACCGCTTCGTGATAGTGTTTGATGAATGAGTTAAGTTTAAGAATAATGTCTGCATAATCGTTCATCTCGTTAATCTTTCTATTGATCGGTTGCTGGCTTGTTCTGTGCGCCAGATTTCTACTCTTAAAACTGCTGCTTGAAGTTTCCATTTTAACGCTTCTGCGTTTTCTGTCGCCACTCCAATGGCCTTGCATAAATCTTGGTAAGCCTCTGAGCGATACGCTTCTCTTTCTTGCGCCCCAAGACTTTGCTCCGATGACTCAGACATTTTAATAGCTTTGAGGCTTGACTTAAATGCCTCAAGCTCCGCAAGCTCACCCTTAGCTTTCGCATACGCAGGCGCAGTTTTAAAAATGAAATCAATCGCATCGTTTGGATCATATTCTTTGTTCATTTTAGGGCCATCCATAAACCAACTTGTGCAAAAGAATAGCCCAACCAAATCATAGCGTTGGGTATAGAACCTTTGCGTAATTGCAAAACACCGACCATCAAATATCCAAGCCCTGTTGCTGCGATAATGGTTTTTTCCAACATTTGTATTCCCCCCTGTTTCCTAATTGATACTGAATAGAATAGTCTTGCAATAATACTTGAGGCAATTTCTTGCTTGATAGGTATTGTCTAAACTTTGCTAATCCCCATTCATACCGCCATTTACAAAGCTGCCTGACGGCTGATTTGTGCCGTAATTCGTTGTCGTAATTGGAAGAATGATTCTCCAGCATAAGGCGTTATTCCTAATTCTCTTGCTTTAGCTAGAGTTAAATCATCAGATGAGAACCACGGCAACTGTGGTTTTTTTACAACAGTTTCTGTTAGATCAATTTCATCTTCCCAACGCCCTTGATTAAGCCAGGTGGCGGGATGAGGAATAAACTCTTTTGAAGTTTCTTTGAGCTTCCAATATTTTAAATGATTTGATATGGCATCAAGAGCTTCTTTTTGCTCTAACTCGCTTAACCGATTCCAACTTGACTGCGCTGCTCTTTTTGCTACTTTTCTTGGGTACAGATCCCAAAACGCTTGAAACATGAAACATCTCCCCGTTACGTTCCATCATTATAGCTTCTACCAATGTGGCAGTAAGACCTTGCTGGACAAGAAAATGCAAGCCTTCCCTGTCGTAATGCACATGGACTTCGGCTGACCCATCTTTGTTTTCTTTAATTTTTTTAATTAAAATTTCCATTAATGTTTGCCTTCAAAAGCAGCAGGCCCAAGTGCATGGATAAGTTGTTTATTAGCCTCTAGCTCACGCCGGGCAAATAAAAGTTGTTCTCGTAATGATTTAATTTCCATGTCTGCTAATCGTAACATATCAATGAGCATAGACTCCCGTGTTTGAGTGTCAGCATTGACAAACTCTTTGGCACTTACCATATCTTCAATCATAATTCCCCCTAGTTATTATACAAAACCACTTAAAGTATATATAAAACCTTCCTTGCCCTTTTGGTGAGCGAACCTAGCCTACCTAAGTTCGCCTTCAATTCTGCCCATCTGGAGCCACAGAACCCGCCAGTCGTTCGATGCACAGGCACTAGCTTCGCCACCTGTATTGCGCTATTTCAGCATCTTCCCTCTAGTAACGCTACAACCCTTTGATCGCTACGATGTCGTTAGAGCCGCCAATCAAAGAAATTTTAGTTTATAACACTAATCTCCACAAAAGCAAGGAATAGTTTCATCATCAGGGATTTCTATAAACATATCCTTTTGCGAAAGCACATAATTATACATTTGCCTATAAGTTGGTCTATCTTTTCTAAATTTTCCGCTATCATTTTTAGCTTTATTGATATGCGTTTCTTCCATTTTAGCCCACCATAAAGCTCGTTCAGGCTTTTCTGAAATTAAACTAAGAGTTTGTTTAGCACCTTTTAAATAGCATAAATCACAGTTGCCGTGCATTGTTACGCCATTCATATTGGGCAGACCCAAATCAAAAAGCTGAGATTTCCAAAATTGTCCTACTATTTCTTTTGTAACACCAGCAGTAACTAATGGAGTGCGTTCCCTGTCTATTTTGGCAGCCCTTCGTTGTTCATCTGCCCTGATACCAACCCAATCCATATTTTCATTATGCTTCCAACCTAAAGATTTTAAATATTTATCAATGGCACGAATTTTTAATTCAATAGTGCAAAAACGCATTACTGGACTTGGTAAATATTGTTTTTTGTCTAACATTTCTGAAAATGGTTCGCCATTTCTGCTGGCAGTTTCAAATGTTACTTTTTCAAATCCTGCGCTGTTATTTCTATATTCAACCCAATGTATAGGAACATTCCAATTATTTTCGCAATTCCTAACAAATTCAAGGGTAGCTTCTTCTTCTTTGCCTGTATTTGCAAAACAAACAATAGCTTCATCAGGAAGCCCATTATTGCTTTGCAATATGCGCCAAAGCATATATGCAGAAGTACGACCACCGCTAAAACTAATAACAGTTGGTTCTAATATTACAAAAGGATCGCTCATTGAAGTTCGGGCCAAATAAGATGCCAGGATTGTGGAAACAAGTCCTTGCGTGTTATCAATCCGTGCGACTCTTTCTCAAGAGTTGCCCCTAATACTGCAAAATGTGCTGCTGGAATGTTGTTTTTTCGCCACATTGATACGGCATGAGGTGAAACTCCTACCAATTTAGCAACTTTTGTAGTACCCCCAAGCAGATCAATAATTGCCGAATCTGTGATTTTTAGCTTCATTCAGGAATCTTACACCATAAGTAATTATTTTTGCAAAGGTATTGACAAGCCAATCAATTTGCTTACAATCAGGGGTATAGCAACTTCGCTATGTCATTTAAGGGGAATTTAAATGGATGAGTTGTATCAAGTCATGACCGAAATGGAGCAACGCTTGGAAATAGCGTTAGACAACATGGAATTTGGCACAGAATTGTCGCAAGACGATGTAGATGTTATTCGTGCTGCTTGCGGTAAACCAAACAATACACGTAACAATCTTTTGCAAACAATCTTTGATGACTTTGGAAAAGTGTTTGGAGGTCAAAATGCACCAATCTGAATCCATAGCTAAATTAGCAACAGCATTATCAATCGTGCAGGGCAAGTTGACCTATGCAAAAAAAGACTCAGCCAATCCTTTTTTTAAATCTAAGTATGCAGATTTAGAATCGGTGTGGGATGCGTGTCGTGATTTATTGTCCGACAATGGATTAGCAGTAATGCAATTCCCTGGCGAATATTTTGAAGGAACAATGGCTTTAACAACAGTCATTACGCATAATTCCGGTGAATGGATAAGTCAGCAGATGTCTTTACCAGTAGGCAAGCCTGATAAAGATGGAGTTGTAAAGGTAGATGCTCAAGCTGCTGGTTCAGCTTTGACCTATATGCGTAGATATGCTCTTGCAGCAGTTGTTGGCGTAGTTCAGGCCGATGACGATGGCAATGCAGCTTCTGCGCCCAAGCAAGTTAAATCAAGTTCAACAATGAAGTCTGTAGCAGAAGATATTTTATAAGGGGAAACACATGGCATATACACCAAAAGAAGGATCAGGAAGTCTGTTTAAAAACGAGCGTAAGGCTTCTGATAACCATCCTGATTTTACTGGAACAATCATGGTCAACGGCAAAGAGCATTACTTATCTGCTTGGACTAAGACATCCACTAAAGGATCAAAGTTTCTTAGCGTATCAATCGGCAAAGAAAAAATCCCACAAGGATTTAAACCAGCAGGATCAGACGAACTACCAAAGGATGATCCGTTTATAGATGATAGTACCCCGTTCTAAAGGAGAACACTATGCAGAACCAAATTAAAAACCTTGTTGAGCAAAGCTCTAAAATAAGTTGGCAGCCAGTAGGTGTAGATGAGGAGCAACTGCTTATCAGCTTTACACCGGAAGATTTAGCTGCTGTAATTAATGCGGTTTTGCACGTTGCTGCCAATATGTGCGAGAACTATTACGATTCAGAACGTATCCTTGATTACGCAAAAGGAATTAAATGACTTGCCGAGTATGTAAGTTTTTTGTATTTAATCAAAACGATATGATGGGAGCTTGTAAGCTCAACCCTGTGGTGATTAATAAAATGCCACAGGACTGGTGCGGTCAAGAAATTCCAAAAGAATATGAACCAACTGTAAAAGATTGGGAAGATGCAAATACAGGTATTACAATAACTGTTGCTCCACAGGCTACAATCGTTGCCCAAGAGACAACATACGATATACACACGGATGCAGTAAAACCAAAAAGGGGAAGAAAAAATGCAGGAACAAAAGAGTGAATCAGGCCATTGGTACACCAAAGATGGAGAGCCAGCTTATACCATTGAGCGAGCCGATGGAAAAGGATTCCGCAACACGACTCTTAGAGATGCAAAGAAGCTGGGCCTTCTACCGAGCGTTACTACCATTCTCGGTGTGGCGGCAAAGCCTGGACTCCAGAATTGGCTTCAGCAGCAGGCTATCCTTGCAGCCCTAACGCTACCACGCAATGAGGGCGAGTCTGAAGAAGATTACTTAGACCGAGTTCTTAACGACTCTAAAGCACAAGGCAGAGATGCAGCCGATAGAGGAACACAGATCCACGGCATCTTAGAAGCCTTTTTTAGCCAAGTTTTACTGCCTGAAGTACCTGAGTATTGCCGTAATGCAGAAAACGCCTTAAAAGCCTCGTTTGGTAGCCGTTTATTCATAACCGAAAAATCTGGGAGTCATGAATTGGGCTTTGCAGGGAAGGTAGATCTCCACGCTAAAGGAGATAAGATTAAGGGCATACCGCCTGTAGTTTGCGATTTTAAGACAAAAGAAGTTCCTTTAGAAAAGGTCGTTCCATACGAGGATCATATCATGCAGTTGGCTGCCTACCGAGAGTTATTAGGCTTGTCAGATGCCCGGTGCGCTATTGTCTTTGTTAACGGATTGACCAATGAAGTCAAGGTCTGCGAGATTGAAGAAGCGGAGTTGCAAAAGGGCTTAAAGTGCTTTTTCCACCTGCTACGTTTCTATCAAATAAAAAGCGGATTGGTCGTATAATATCTTTGGGGCTGGGTTGGTGATCCCCCGCCAAAATTCCTTCCGTGAGGTCTCAGCCCCACCTTTCGTAGCATAAAAACAACACATAAAATATATTTTGCACAAAATGGTTTTTTTGTGATTTTTATATTTATAGTTACATATATCAGGTCACTGACACTATTCGGCACAGGCTATAGGAAGCGACATGTATACAAAAAGACTTTGACCTGATACTTTTTAACTTAGGGGGAATTATGAAAACAATAGATTGGATTGGCGTAGTTGTATTGGGTATTATTTTGGGCGGTATGATTGGCTGGGGTTTCTAATGAAATTGAACCCTGAATTTGAAAGCCCTGATTTTGCTCAATACAAGTGCTATCTTGTAGGAGGTGTGTTGCATCTTCCGCATTACACCAAGCCAGGCGTGTATGTAGCACCAACCATCTGCCAGGGTGTCATCAATGGCAGACCTGATTACAAAACTCCAGAGTATTCACAGATCCAGCTCAAAATGATGGGTGCTATAGAAACTTTAGAAACTTTGTGGAAAACCTATGCAAGGGATGATAAATGAACGCATACAAATTAGCGGAAGAACTGCAAAGAGCAATAGCTGACAATATGACGGATTTGGTATGTGTTCAAGATGCAGCCACTTTGCTTAGAAAACAGGCGGATGACCTTGAATATATGCAAGAGCAGTTTGACAGGGCCATAGAGTTTTTAGCCAAGTGCAACGGCTGGAGCAAAAATAAATGAGCTATGAAAACTTTACCTTACGCTTGAGCAGACCAACGCCTAGAACGCTCTCAGAGGCTTTAAAAGACGCTGAGTATGCTACCGCCATACAAAGACCGCCTGAACCCGAATACGACCTGTTATGGGGCTTTTTAGGGGCTTTATTGTTTGTAGCTGTATTCGGTTATGGCTTTTGGCGGTATGTCAACCTATAAGCCGTTTAGCCAAGATTTACACGATGTATATGATGCGCCTGCTCGTCAGGTTGTATCTACTTGGATGCAGATGAAAAAGGGTTATGAGGTGCGGGAAAACCCTAATCGCTATGGAGTTGACTTAATCTGCTTTCGATCAGGTTCTCCAGTTGGTGCGCTTGAGGTAGAAGTTCGTCAATTAGGTTTTGACCAACATCGTAGTATTCACGTAGCGCAGCGCAAAGAAAAACTATTTCAGGAAGGTCTGCCGACTCTATTTTTTGCCTTAACTCAGGACTTACATCGTGCTTATTACCTGAAAGCAGACTTGATAAAAGATTGCCCATTGGTAGAAGTCCATAATCGTTATGTTGGTAAAGGGGAGATGTTTTACGATGTCCCGATTACCATGTTCAAAATAGCTAACCTTACGGATGTATTTTAATACTTCCGCATTGATGGCAATGGGGCTTCTTTTTGGCTTGATTCAGCATGGTGAGCTTTTTCCATAGGCAGAGCAATATGTTTATCCAGCTTACGCTCAAGACGTTCTACT